GAAGTTCAGAAAAATATATGTCTGTATGTCTAAAACATTTACTTTCCTAAAAAAATAATGTATTATAAATATTTTATTGATTTTTTAGGAACATTAACTATTTTATACGCAAAAATTTATACGGATGCGAATCCTCCTATAATGTCATTAGTTTATTTTGCTATGATTTATTTAGGTAAAGGTATAACTGAAGGATTTTTTTCACCTTTAGCTGTATTTGTTCAATATTCTTTAGGTAGAATGAATACTACTGATGCAATGTATTATTTAATAGCTCAATATTCTGCTGCTATGCTTATTATTTTAACTTTTATCCCATTAAAGACTTTCATGCAACGAATGATATAATAACAAATGAGTATTTATATTTGGATTCCTGATTCTAAATTACGTACGGATATGCAAAGTCATTTTTTTAATCGTAGATGGACTGATTCAGGATTAGATTTACTAAGTCCTCATTATAATCTTGATTTCACCAGTAATAAGATTGGTGTAGAAATCAAGACTGGAATGTATTTTGCTGCTTTAGATTCTGAAGGAAATCCTGTTCCTTATCTTCTTATTGTTCGTTCATCTACAAGTTTGACGCCACTAAGACAATCAAATAATATTGGTTTGGCAGATGCAGGATATCGTGGTGAATTAATTGCACGAGTAGATTGTATTAATCCTATGCTTGATTCATATGAAATTCCTTATGGACGAAGACTCTTTCAAGTATGTCAATATAATTTTTTGCCTTGGAAGAAAATTGTATTTGTAAATTCTTTAGAAGAATTACCTAGTGCTCCTGATTCTAGAGCTTTTGGTGGATTTGGTTCTACAGGTATTTAATATAGTTTATTCATTCTTTGAATATGAAGAATTTATGCGTCAAGGTCAAATTTCTCCGAATTTTTTTTCTTGCTTCAAGGTATAAACACAAAATGGGTGGTGGTTTAATGCAACTTGTATCTTATGGTGCGCAAGACATCTATATCTCAGGTAATCCTCAAATTACCTTCTGGAAAGTTCTATACAAACGTCACACGAACTTCGCAGTAGAATCCATTGAAGTAACTTTCAATGGCCAAGCCGATTTCAACAAGCGTGTAACGGCTGTAATCAATCGTAATGCTGATCTAATGTACAAGACTTACCTACAAGTAACTCTACCTGAAGTAAGTCTAGGAGATGGTTCCACATATGCTTCGTTAACGACTGCTATTAAAGGTCACCGTTGGCTAAACTATATTGGCCACCGTCTAATTAACCAAGTAGAAGTAGAAATTGGTGGTCAACGTATTGATCGTCAATATGGTGATTGGATGCAAATCTGGACGCAGCTATCTGTAACTCAAAGTATCATGCCTGCCTTCGAATCTCTCGTAGGCAACACGCACGATCTAGTACTAATGAAGCGTGCGAGTGGTATTGCTCTAGATGCGACATGCTCTTCTTCTGAGAAGACCATTTCTTGTATCCCTCGCTCTGGTACCCCTGCCAAGACTCTATATGTACCTCTACAATTCTGGTTCTGCCGCAATCCTGGTGTAGCGATTCCTCTAATCGCTCTACAATACCACGAAGTGCGTGTGAATGTAACGTTCGAAACGTGGCAAAATTGCCAATATGCCGAAGCAGGGTTAGGTGCACCTGCTGTTGCTCCTCAACAATCTCTAGCTGCGGCGTCTCTATATGTAGACTACGTATACCTAGATACGGAAGAGCGTCGTCGTTTCGCTCAACAATCCCACGAATACCTAATTGAACAACTACAGTACACGGGTGCGGAATCTATTACGTCTTCATCCAACAAAGTACAGCTCAACTTTAACCACCCTGTAAAGGAACTTTTCTGGGTAGTACAACGTGATTCTTTCGTTGACTGCTCAGTAAATGGATGGGTAGCGTCTGTAGGTGGTCCTCAACCGTTCAACTATTCCGATGACTTCTCAACGGATGGTATTATTACAGCTCTACTATCTCAATCTAGTGGAACCGAGCTAACAGAGGCAGGTGCTACTCCTGCTGGAACATTATTAGGTCAAGGAGGTGTTTTTGGTACCACTACGGGTTCGGATAAGCCGGCGTATGGTCCGGACGGGGTAGATTCAACTGGTGTACTTGAATTCGATGCGGGCGTGAACTACCTACTCGCCAAAGTAATTCTTGCGTCTGGTGTGCGTTGCGAAGGCAAGAACCCTGTAGAAGTAGCTAAACTACAGCTCAACGGCCAAGATCGTTTTACGGAGCGTGAAGGTGATTATTTCTCTAAAGTACAACCTTTCCAACACCACTCTCGTTGCCCGTCCGAAGGTATCAACGTATACTCCTTCGCTCTACGCCCGGAAGAACACCAACCTTCAGGTACGTGCAACTTTTCTCGTATTGACAAAGCCACTCTACAACTAACGGTATCTGTAAACACGGTAGTAGGTTCTAATACGGCCCAAGTGCGCGTATATGCTCTAAACTACAACGTACTCCGTGTAATGTCTGGTATGGGTGGTCTAGCATACTCCAACTAAAAATCTTATTATCTATATATTTTTTTAGTTAATCAAGAAAAATTAAATTTAAAGGGTAAAAAACTTTACCTTTAAATTTAATAAAGAGATGCCTTCTTCTAAAACTTTAAGAGTTCGTGGTTCAAGAGCCCAAGTTATGCATGGAACTGCGGAGAAAACTAGTGGTGGATTAACTAAAAGTGACCTACAATACAATAAATATGGTCGTATAGTATCTAAAAAACGAGCCCAAACAATGAGAAAGAATATGTTTTAAACGTAATGAATTTATAAAATAAAAATGCCAGACTATATAGTTGAAGCTAAAACAGTTCAAACTGCTGCGATTCGAACTTTAAAAGAAGCTTTAAAATGTATTTTGGTTGAAATGAGTTTGATCTTTGATAAAGATGGAATTCGTATGATTGCTATGGATAATACACGAACTGTATTAGTTCATTTGAAACTACATGCAGATAAATTTGAAAAATTTGCATATAATCATCAAGCAAATAAGTTTGTTATTGGTGTTAATACAGATCATTTGTATCGTATTGTTCGTACTGCTACAAATGATGATACAGTAACTTTTTATGTAGATTCTAATGATTCAAATTCTCTTGGAATTTTACTTGAAGATGGTGAGAAAAAACAAGTAACTCGTTATAAACTTAATTTATTAGATAGAGATGAACCTGATATTCAATTACCTGAAACTGAATTTTCTACACATTTTACTATGCCATCAATGGATTTTCAAAAGATTTGTAGAGATATGACTTTACTTGGAGCAAAAACTGTAGAAATTAAAAATGTAGCTTCATCATTAACATTTGGATGTAAAGGTCATTTTGCTACTCGTACTACTATTATGGGAGATTCAGAGAATGAATTTAATATTAAGAAAAAAACTAATGATGATATTGTTACAGGAAACTTTTCTTTACCTCATTTAGTTTTGTTTACGAAATGTACAAACTTATGTAATAATCTAGATATTCATATGAAAAATGACTGGTTTTTAATGATTAAATATGTAGTAGCAAATCTAGGTGAAATTAAACTATGTTTAATGCCTTGTTCAACTTAATCTTTCCATTTAAAAATTGTTTTTGAGATTAATACTATACATGTTGCCATAATTATAGGCATAATATGCATACTTCCATCTTCGTGTTCATGTAATGCTGTTCCAAATAAATGATCCATAAAATCAGGTCCATAATGGAAATTTACATTTCTATGATGCGTCTGATGAATTTTATTTGAACCAAATATAGAATAATTTATTATATGGCCAAATGTCATAGTTAAAGTAATCATAAAAATCACACTTGGAGAACATATCCAATAATTAAATAAATATTGTAATAATAAAGGTATTCCACAAAAACAAAACATTTCAAATAAGAAATCAATTAATAATTCCCATGATCTACTTATTTGATATAATTTATTATGATGAACTTGTGTATGTAAATTTAATGGAAAATCAGGAAATATATGTAATAATCTATGAAAGAAATAATAATGAATATACATTAAACTTAATTCAAATGGAATAGTAAACATAGATAATTTTTCAGGATAAGTTAATAAACTTGTAAAATAAAAAGGTAATATTCCTATAGCAGA